GGAATGAAGAGAAAGGCGATGGGCAAGTGGCCGATGCCTAGTCCGTTCTTTGCCTATCACGTTAGCAGTTCTGGTCCGACCCGCACCTACCCGCCAACGATGGGGCAAGAGGCGGTGCTGGCGTTGCTTGAGGCTTACCCCAAACATCACGCTGTCATCATTGGGCTGGACAACTCAAACAACTTTAAGGTGGATCATCCGCGAGTCATTGACCTATTCAACTGCACCAAGGCTGTGCGCTCGCTGTTCCCGATTATTAGCGGGGCTGACTTTGTTGTCGCGCCAGATAGCTCAGTCAATCACATGGCTGCTGGGTTGGATACGCCGTGTGTGTCGCTGTGGGGAAGTTACGATCCAAAAGATCGTGTTAGTTTTTACCCTAAGAACGTATCGGTATTCAAACCCGATACCTGCCCGCACGCGCCTTGCCGTCCTCACGCTGGGTTGCCGCAGGCTAAGTGTAAGGATGCGAGCAATCGCACCCCGAAAACTCAGTACTGGTGTAATGCGTTGCGGAATATTACAGCGCAGGATATTGTTGAGGCATCCAAAAAGGCAATAGAACTAGAAAGCAAATAACTAACTGGCGTTGTGGTATGCAAGGAGATCTTGCATCGGGCGTTTCCTCAGTGTGTCTACCCCTTGAATCAGAGCCAGTTTGAATTTCTATGAAAACAATGTCCCGAATGGTACGCAAGGAGATCTTGCGGCTGGTAATCACGATTACCACTTGAAACAAAGGGGCATAAATTTTAATAAGTAAAAGCAGATACCACTTGCAGTGGTTGAACATCGTGATACAAAACAAATAAGCAGAAAGGTAAATCGTGATATGAATGAAGAAATGTTGACAGCCTTACGCTGTCGTTTAGGCAAACCAGTATTCCTACTTGTTCCGAAAGGAATGAAGGGTCCAGTGCAGGTTGGGTGGCAAAACATTGCGTACGAGGAAACCCTCCGCACCGAGTATATTCAGAAGTTGCTGGCATCAAACATAGGCGTGCTGATGGGCAAGGCATCATCCCATCTGTGCAGCATTGATGTGGATAGTGACGCAAGGGCGGAAGAGTTCGAGAAGGCTAATCCAAAGCTGGCCGCAACATTCCAAACCAAAGGAGCCAGAGGTCGCAACTTCTGGGTGCGAGTAAAGGGCGAGTATCCAGACCTATTTAAGATCAAGGCTGGCACTGAGGATTGGGGCGAGTGGAGAAGCAATGGCGGGCAAACAATAGTTTACGGAACGCATCCAAGCGGATGCCAGTACACATATCCAGTCAGAGGAGCAACTCCAGTCGAGATTGAGTTTAGCGAAATCAATTGGCCAGAGGATACCAATAGGCCGTGGAAGGATGATGAGCATAAAAAGAAATGCAAGGAGCTAGAGGAGGCTTGGGGTGCGCCGTTCAAGTACCGAACCAATACGGAAACTGAGGCGCAAACATTGGTTGGTATCAATGAGCCGTTCTGGGCTGCGAAGTATCACACCGAGAACAAAATTCTGTGGGAGCCATCCGAGAAGAAGTTTTATATGTACGATCCAGAGACAGGATTGTGGGGCATTAAGAGCGAGGACACGATTAAGCAGGAGATAAGCTCATCCATACTGGAAGTAGGTAGAGACATTGGCGAGCCGTCAACGCAAGACATGAGGAGTGAAAGGTTGCTCACATCCATCACCCGCCAGTTGCGGGGCATGGTGGAGGTGCAGGATGCGTTCATAAACAAGGGTATTCCAGGTGTGCATTGCGCCAACAGCTATATTACTTTTGATGATGACGGAGAGCTGCGCGAACACGACTTCAGCCCAGACTTCTATTCACGCAATCAATCGCCAATAGAGTACAAGGGCATTGATAAGATCCCACAACGCTTCTTGACCGATCTAGTTGGTCCAACATTCAGTGATCCAGATGATGCGGTGATGTTTCAGAAGTACGGCGGGATGTGTTTGTTTGGAAGAAACATCATCCAGAGATTCATGGTGATGTATGGGCAGGCTGGTGGAGGCAAGTCAACGCTGGTTAACATTGTTTTAAACATCGTTGGCAAGCACAACATGGCCGCGCTCAGAACTGGACACCTCAATAATCAGTTCGAGTTGTATAGGTTTCGAGCCAAGACACTGCTCTCTGGAACAGACGTGCCTGGCAACTTCTTGTCAACCCCTGGAGCCAAGGTCATCAAGGGGCTAACTGGAGGAGACACGATGGAAGCGGAGGGTAAGGGGCTGAATGACGGCGTTGTGCTGCAAGGCATATTCAATATCCTCATCACGTCCAACGAAAGGCTCAAGGTCGCGCTGGAAGGTGACGTTGAGGCTTGGGGCAGGAGGTTATTGCTGCTTGAGTTTACGAATCCGCCACCAGCCAAGAAGGTTGATAGGCTTGCGGACAAGCTGGTAGAGGAGGAAGGATCGGAGATATTGGCTTGGTTCCTGTGCGGGTTCCGCGAGTTACTGAAGGATGTAAGGGAGACTGGAGACATACGCCTAGCCAGCCCGCAAATACAGAAGGTCAACAGCCTGCTTGCTGAATCGGACAGCGTCACAAACTTCATCAAGGAAAAGGTAACAAAGGCCAAGGGATTTGAGATAACCAATGAGGAGCTTATCACCCTATACGGAGAGTATTGTGCGGAGCGCAGGTGGGTTGCAATGGAGCTTGCCAGGCTCCAGAAAGTCATCAATGAGCAGATGTATGCCATACATGGCGCAACCCAGAGTCATTCGGTTGTGGCTCCAAGCGGTAAGAATGCAAGAGGGTTTAAGAATGTGGCAGTTCAAGGGCAATCGAGAGCAAGCCATAGGAGGGATGAGTTTTGAGCCTAGATATATCAAAGTTGCATAACGTGAAGAATGCGGCAGATGGCGGGATCAAGGCTGGCTGTCCAGCTTGTGCTGCGCTTGGGCAGGACAACCGAAAGGAACACCTATACATATACAAAGATGGCAGGTTCGGGTGCGCCAAGTATCGCGGGGATCGGGCGCATCGAGCCATGATAGCCAAGCTGGTTGGAGATGGGGTCGTTGCCAAGCCAAAGTCATATATCGCCATTAAGCCGTTTTCATGTCCTAAAAGGGATAAGAAAGCGGATTCTGGGACAATTGGGACACCTTTTTATAACCTACGCGCACTGCTTGAAAAGTTTATAGTATCTAATAAAGATACGTTATGTAATACACCCGTGGGTGAAATAGGGTTGCAAAAACCTGTCCCAGCTGTCCCAGAAATTGATAAGTCGTTGAACGATAACGAGGAGAGGCAAATCGAGCTAGTCCCAGCCGAAATAGTGGCCAAAATAAAGGAGGATTGCGAGGTTGGTGGGTGGGTTGAGGCTGTTGAAAGACTGTTTGATGGAAGCATAGTTGGCGCAGTTTGGGATTGCGAGGTTTATGGGGATATGGAGACGGAATCCAAATGAGGATGGGAGGGTACGATTTTGTGGCTGGGGATACGCAAGCTGACTACGCCAAGCATTCCCAAGCTACATTTAAGTCAATTTTGTGGTGGACCAGATGCAAGGGCATTGAAGACGGATGGCCGAAAGAAATGCTCAAGAAGAGATTGATTAGGATTGCTGGAGTATTGCAAAGCCAAAGCAAACCAGAAAATTGTATTAGTGAATCGCAAATGCAGAGGCTTCTATACTTTTGATTTTGTTGCGGTGTGGTACAATCGTGAAATGAACAACAGTAAACCTGGTTTGTATGCAAACATTAACGCCCGCCGCAAGGCTGGCACTAGCCGTCCTAAATCTAAAAGCACCATCAGCCCCAAGGTGTGGCGCATGATGAAAGCCAAGAAGGGTGGGTTTGAACCACGATAGAGAGCAACTGAAGGTGGCACATAAGTTTATTGCCCTGCTTCAGAGAGAGAACGCCCAGCTACACGGCGTTTTACGCTTGTTAGGTCAATTGGTTGATGATATGAATGCCAACTGCTCCTATGAAGTATTCGAAGTGCAGTGGAATAGCCTTACCGAGCAGGTCAAGAGGCTGTCGGGATTCTTTGAAGGCCACCAGAAGGCACTACAATCGCTCCACGATGCTTGCCCTGAGGTTTGGGATACCGATGAGGTAGATGATGAATCCTAGAGAACTGCCTTGCAACAGCCCTAGGCGTACACCTGGAGGACCAAAGAAGTTTGTGGTGCGTGCTTGCCAAGGTGGTGAAAGTAAAACCATCCGCTATGGCGACCCCAAGATGACGATCAAGAAGAGCAATCCAGACCGCCGTAGGAGCTTTAGAGCTAGGCATGGGTGTGACAGCAAACCACCAAGCAAGCTAACCCCACGTTTCTGGAGCTGCCGAAATTGGTAGTTACATGAAAAGCAAAAAGGCTTTAAAATCGATTCCTTGCCCCCCAGAAGCCTCGCTACGGGGTCGGGATAGGCAAAATGGTAAAAGATGCGGAACTAAAACAAAGGCCCAAGAATCGAGTTTAAACGCCAAGTTCAAGGTTGAACCGCTAGACAACAAAGCCTGCTGTTGCCGTATCGGACGCTAGACTGCCGTTTGTAGCACCCTTATAGCACCCTTATAGGGCTATTCTACACACCCCTTATAGGGCTAACGCTCCCGCAAAAGGCTACACTACCGTTTGGTAGCTGGCCTACCGTTTTCGGTCCGCCACTTATCCCAACGCTCCCGTTGAGCCTTACTAACCTTGGCATAATGCTCCCGCGATAACTTGCGAGCCTTGCAAGATCCCTTGACGCTCCCGCCTTTCTTGCCTAGGCGCGAAAGGTACGCTTTAATAATCTCATCTTCTGTCATATTTTGTATTGTCCTTATAGGCTGCGCTGCCGTTTGTTGTAAAGGCTTATTGACTGCGCTGCCGTTTGTTAACAAGCGCAAAAAGCATGAGCCGCCAAGGGTGGAACTTGGCAAGCTCTTTAGGTTAGGCGTTTTCTAGTTCCTCTTCTTCTGCTTCCACCTCCTCCACTATGCTTTCAGCCTCTCTATAGTCATAATGATTGCCGTTAATCTCTTCAGTGATACTATCGTTCACCAACCCATCCGCATAATCACACACACCGCAGCGGAACGCCACGGGGTCAAGTTCCTCGACAATGCGAGAAGCGCAGAATGAAAGCCCCGCCACTTTCACCTCTGGCTCGCACTCATCTAACATATCCCGATAGAGTTGCTCTAAATCCACTGGCTCAAGTTCCGCCACGATTCTTTTTTCTGCTTTTTCTTTTATGGTCATATTGTCTTTTCTTTCTTTCTTTCATTCGCGCAATCACTAGGACTGCGCTGCCGTTTGTTAGGTTGACCCTATCGGGTCTTACCTTTGCTTCCCTCGTGCTAGGAGGGAAGACAAGGGAAGACTTATTTTGCTTTATTCAAAATATCATCCGCCCAATCAATAACATCTCCCGCAGGAATATCATTCAAGTCCTCATCACCATGCTGAATGAATGCCCTTCTTACGGAACGCACGAACAGAAGTGCCTCTCTTAATTGTTCTTCTTTTGTCATATGTCTCCTTTCTTATTTTGTTTTATTCTTAGGCCACACTAGCCATACAAAGGCGAGCAGCAGCCCGCCGTGGAGTAGCCCAAGCGCGTAAACTTGTGGGCAGTTCATCGCCGCCCATCCTTAACAATAATCGCCCCATCTAGTCCTTCCTGCTTAATCCATCGCATCGCGCAATCGTATGACGAGAAGCGCGCCTGATACCTTCCTGTGCAATCTATGACTATAAAACACTGGCTCATATACTTTCATCCTTCATGTTTATATTGATACCCAAACTTTCAAATATAGTTTCGTATGCTTCTTGCCTACATGTCGCCTCAAACTGTAGGCAAGGCATGCCGCCGCCATATTGATCCTTTTTGTCAAAAACTTCCACTAGGTAGGTTTTCAACTTTTCTCCTTTCCCATGATGTAATCATGAGCCGCTTGCGCCTTGGCAGCAGCGTAGAATATCATTTTTGGATCATTCTTTAGAACGCGCGACCAATTCTGACAATAGGCCACAGCGTTTTCCTCAACTTCAGCGCGATTGATGCCCGATGACTGACAGAGGAATTGCGCACCAATCTCAGCGACTAACTCTTCCTTAGCATACTTTTCGCTCCCAAAGCTTCCGCCTAGGTCACGCTCTAGTCGCGACTCGTGGCCTGTTGCATGCGTCAATTCATGAAACATAGTGTCATAGTATGCGCTCGCGCTTGTCCAATGGGCAGTCTTGGGCGGCATGTTCACAATATCTTGGCTGGGGATATAACAAGCGCGCGATCCATCGACTATCCTTGGCGCGCGTGGCATGCGTTTGATTATCTCATCAGCTTCCACAATTTGAGCGACTGGCGCGGCGGCTGCTTCACGCTCAGGCATGCCATCGCACTGAGAAGCATTGAACACTGTATAGTGCTTCATGAAGCGAAAAGTTTTCGCCTTCTCGCTTCCTGTGCTTTCGCCCCCTTCATTCTCTCCACTCTTTTTAATCGTGGAATAGAATATCACTGGCCAGCCTTTCTCACCCTTCTTAACTTGCGCGCCAAGCGCGGCGGCTTGTTTGTAAGTTAAAAAGCGCGGGTCAGGATAATGGCTCGCCAAGTTTAACACTAGCGCGTTAACCCCTCTATACTCTGAGCCGCTGATTGCATTATGCGCGGCAACACTGCGCCAAGGCTTGCGCCAAGGTATCTCGCCTTTGCCTAATGCTTCCACGATCTTCTCTACTATTCTGTTTGTGTCCTCTGTTTTCATTGTGTGCGTGTTCTCCTTTTTCTTTTGTTTAGTTTTTACCAAAGTACCCAATCGCCATAAAGACAACGCATGGCGAGAGGAGGATAGAGACTAGAATGAACTCAGTCATTTTATGCGCCTCCAATTTTATGATAAAAATCAGCGCATTTTTGACATGCCTGAACTTCCCCAATAATTGGATTTGGAATTGTGGTGACAGCTTCGTTAGTGCATCTCAAAAAATATTGACATGCATTATTCTTTTTATTGTTGCGAGAAACTTTCGCCGTCCTCGCTTCAGCAGTGCGTTTTGATTTCATGAGTCAAAACTAATACAAGCGGACTGAAATAGCAATACTTGTGGAGAGATTAAAAATGTTATAAGATTGATTAATGGATGATATTAGCGGAACTCCAACCGCACCTATCGAAAAAGCCAAGAACGGGCGCGATATATTTACGGACAAAATCGCGGATGAAATTGTGGCAGCTTGTGGGAGTGGATTTACTTTAGAGAAAGCGGGCGCACTTGTGGGAGTTAATGCGAACACTATTAAAACTTGGGCGAGTAGAAAGCCTGAGTTTGCCCGTAGAGTGGAAACTGCCAGAAAAAAGCATGAGCTTTCCTTGCTTCGAGACATAGAGCTGGCAGGCGCGAAAAGCTGGCAGGCGAAAGCATGGATGGCCGAACGAATCTACAACCACGCAATC